CATATAAGCCGCCCCGGATAAGTCTTCATCCAAACGATATCTAGTACTTGGATTTAAAGGCGTATTTCCTCCATAACTTACAGACGTAATATTATTCGTAAATGTTGTGGTTTGAACTCCGAAAACGTTTTGGGATGGTGGAGTTACCGCAACCCCTACCATACTTGTAGGTCCTCCAACAGAAATAGAATAAACACCATATGTTCTATTTCTAGTTGTTTGTCTTATACTAAATCCAGTACTAATGAAACCTCCTCCACCAGTTTGTTCATTAAACTTACTTGAATTAATTCCATTTGCAGGAAAAACTTGATTTAAAACTGAGGTAATATTTAATCGAGGTGGTGGTGTTGTTGTCCTCATATATCGACTATCTAAAGCTCCATAGTATCCAACATTACTTGTAGTGTACGATGAAAATGCAAGACCTGATGTTGTCGAAGCGTTAGGTATTATATTATTTGGAATACCCGGCGTATAAAAATAAGAACCTGAAAATATTTCACCAACGTTTTTATGATTTTGAACCGAAATTGTTGAATTAGAAGGTAATGGTTGGATTGGTATATTCATTCTTGTCATTCCTGTAATTACAACTGCATCTTCACTTGAGTGACCCAATATTCTTCCAATACCATACCTATTTGGTAATTTTGGTGAGTATGGGTCAACACCTCTTTGTAATATTAAAACCACTTGCTCATTAAATCCATCTAATATTGAAGTAGGGAAACTATAACTTGCTTCTTTTGGTGGATTGTAATGCCCAATTAAATTTGGTCCTGGTCCGTCAGTTCCTCCAACATATCCATAATTTTCAAGACCATCTACAGGCCAGTTCGCTAATAAAAACCCTCTATTATCCGCAATTAAATCATTCCAAAATCCTTTGGTTGGGTCAGGTTTTCCATTATTATCAAGGACTTGTCCCGGTAATGAATAAATTATTTTACCATTTTCAACTTTACTATTAATGGTGATTGCGGTTAACACTTGATAATATTCAAGGTCTGAAGGATAAATATATCTTTGGGTGGCCAGTCCATAAGTAATTCCACTTATTTCGGCGGTTCCTCCTAATGTTGTGATGTCTATACCATTAGCGTTGGTTATTGTTTTATCTCCAATTGTTGTTGCGGTTACCGTTACTTTTTCATTAGCACAACTAAAATAAGTTATAGTTCCCGTGGCCACCACATCAAATGTTATTGATAAAAAACAAGTTGAATCACCTGACGGGATAATATATGGGACAATGGATGGGGGGCCGGCTTGTGTTGTCGCATAAGGCACATTTGCGGTAAACCCGGTATTCTTAATAATACCATTAATACCATTTAATAGGTTATTTCCGATTGCGGTTGTCCCTGTCCATAAAAAGTTTACGTCTTTACTTTTAAGAGGGTCGATAAAAGTTAATAATGTACCAGGTTCAAGAGCTTGTGCCGCCAAAACCGTTAATGTGTTATCGTCGTGAGATTTTCCAATATTACTTGGATAATTAAACGTTACTTTTATTTTGTTAACATTATCAAAATATTTTTTTCTTGTATTATACTTGTTAATTCTCTCTGCTGGTGGTAAAGTGATGCCAGCGGCAATTAGCTTAGTCCCACTATTACCACTACTTCCTTGGATTGGGTTAGGAAAAGTAAATGGTTCTGAAAAAGTTGATTTATATATTGTTGGATTTTTGGTGCTGAATCTTCCCGATAATGCTTGAGATATCGTAATTGCACTCAATTGGGCGCTATCTTCATTATCCAAATTAGGGTCAAAGAATTGAATCTCTAGTCCGTCAACATATAATCCTCCATTAGATAATTGTGTTAATAAACCTGATGGTGGCACTGACTCTAAATCTCCTCCTCCAGGAGCAGTGGTCTCTGGGTCGCATTCACACGCTTGGCAATCAGGATATGTCATCATCGGTAATTTAAGTCTACCAAATTTGTAGTTTACAATATTCCTAAAATTAAGTGTTAAGAAAAGTGCCCCCACACTATATACTAAAGCCAGTAACGCATGTGGAACAATCATTGCGGCAGTCGCACCAAACGCCGCGGAACCCGCAATTGCCGCTACAACTAAAATCCCTTGTTGAACCGCAGCTTTAACTAACAACCCAATTAAAAATAATAAAATTGGTGTCGCAAAATTATTCCAAAGAAATGCCAAGAAATGAAATATTGTCAATAATGGTATTCCTATTAATTGCACAATTTGAAGAATTATTGCAAAAACAAAATATATTAAGTCAAAGTTTCTAAATCCATCATTTACCGGAAACTTGTTAATTGTATTGTCGCAATCAGAGCTATCAATTTCTTTAATCCCTATGAAATTTCCTCTTCCACCATTTTTAAATTCATCAATTAATCCGGCAACTGTGTAGACTTTATTATATTGAAATTCATAAAAAGTATCTTCACAATTAATAATTTCATTTAGTCTATCATAATACTCGTTTCCGATTGTTTTGCTAAAATCGTTAGTGTATCCACTCCAAGCCAATCCAAAATAATAAGAACTTTGTTGTTGTAATGGTTTACTAATACTACCAGTTCCTGTCCATCCATATTCTTTAACATTTGGGACCAAAAAATATGGTCTTCTAACTTGTTCACTTAGACTTGGTGATTGTTGCCACTTAATTTTAAATCTATATTTTGCTTTAGTTGGGATTCCTACGGTTGGGTCGTTAGATAAAATTTTCTCTCCGAACTCATTTGTTATAAAATAATCCAAATTCATTGGTAACTCAGTTAACCAAACTCCATTACCATCTATAATATTACCAGATTGTTCTAATTGATGTTGTTCCAAAACAGGATTACCCTCATCATCTTGATAAATTGTTTGTCTTATGGCTAATATTTGTCCCGGACCAGCAATTAATGAACAAAGATTACCCATATCATCCGCGGGTTTTGCATTTGCTCTAACTCTATAACCATCTGAACTTGAATATATTGACCCCATGAACACCGATGTTGGTTGTATATCAACATTAGCGTCGTCCCTTAAATCAAAATCAACTCGATTTATTGCAATATCACACAATTCAGGGTCTCCCCAAAGAGGTGATACTTCAACATCTTTCGTTAAATTAATAATTTGTGGCAAAGAATTTAAATCCGTTGACGTTCTAAATCTATTTCCTGCCACTTGGGCTTCGGTCGCAAGACCCATTCTTATTAAGTCTTGAGGTGTCAATGAAAATTCACCAATATCCGATAAATCAACATCCATAACTAAAGTGTGATTTCCCTGAGGAACACCCATAATCATATAGTCACCACTATCATTTGTTTTTACACTATATTTATAATACTTGTCATATATTTCAACCGCAGTTGCCCCTGTCAATACATCCAATCTTGAGGGTAATGTCCCTGTGGCGGCATGAGTTGAGTAAGATTTCTCATAAGGGAGTAAATTATAACGATATCCATCTTCATTCTTATCGTTAGGAGATTTGTATGGGTATATACTAGAAATTATCGGATTTGATTCATCAACTGAACTTATTGGAATGAATATTGAAACTCGGGCGTTTGGAATACCAAATCCATTATTCGCAGTTACTCTACCGACAACCACACCATATTGAGCACAACTTTTAGTATAGACATCAGCCTGTTGCTATGTTAGTGATAAAATCTCTAAAAATTCAAATTGCTGGTCTAATTGAACATTAATTGATTTATGAATACCTAACTCTGTTCTTATTCTATATGATTGACCCATCAAACTATTTTATTTAATAAATACTTTATATGGAATTTTTAAAAAAAAATCCACGTGATAAAATTATAGGATAAAGTAAAATAAAATAAACTTCTTATGAAAAAGTTACTGATTGGAAATTTTTAACTGAAATTCTAATGTCTTTATTTGGATATCGAACTTGGTATACTTGTGAAGGTTGTGCAAATATAGTATCGTCAATAGGTCCAATTAATTTTGTTTCTTCATTTGAATATGCCATAGATGTTTCAGCTGAAGAGTATTGCCCTCCTACTTCATTAAAGACATCAATACTCGCAACTGTTAAAACCCCATTTGTGTTTTGTATGATACTTCTAACCTCAGAAAGATATACGTTTTGACCTAATTGTCTTGTTTGAGGATTAAAATATGCAGATACTTTATCAATAACACTAGCAATTACTTGCCCTGAATTTTGTGCTGAGTCAAGAACAATGGAAATATCCATACTTAAATCAATTACTTCGGCACTTAACACTGAAATATAATCATTCATCATTCTATAGTTGGATAGATAATTGGCAATATTTTGTCTTAAAGTATTTGAAACAATATTAGTTAATTTCCCTGAAGTATCATAAGATAGTATTTGAATTAATATTTTATTATCGTTCTCAGTTATTGAAACTTTCGCTGGTGCTCCGAATTGAGCTGGCATATTTCTAATTAACGATTCATAGTCTTGGACCGTCACCGCTCGTTTTTGAGCTGCAAAGTTAAATGAAACATAATTTCTAATTTCTTCTAAAGATGGAATACCCGCACCTCCAACCGCAGCAGTTACGTTAACACATCTCAATGAATTAACAACCGACGAGTTTGTGGTTTCTGACGGACCATTGACAAAGAACGAAACCGTTCCAATTTGATTAATAACATTTGTCCCTAAATTAGTTGCCAATCCCCCACCAACTCGGTATTGAATGAATAATGTTGAATTTGGTGTTAGCGTTGAACCTAACGAAAAGTTGTTTGAATATCTTTGTAATTCTAATGTTGTCCCTAAAGTTGTAAATTGATTTAACTGGTCTTGAGCGGTATTCGTTCCACCACCAAATGTCATTTTTTTAAACCCTTCAGGTGTATATTCAGTAATAAATCTATTTTGAGTTTGAATATACCTACCCACTTTAATTCCAGGTTGGTCGGAAACTTTCGTTGGGTCTTCAACAAATACTCTATCTTCGGCCAATGCGTCAACTTCATACCATCTATTGTCAACACCTAAAAACTCTGCCGTTGTTGGGATGTTTGTATAACTTGTCCCATTTTTTAATAAAACACTCGTTATTCCCAAAACATTTTTTTCAGGTAAAAATAATTCAAAAAATGGTCTTACATCATTAGCGCCAATAACTCTTTTGAATACTTTTGTAATACCATTAACAACAATTTCTCTTTTAGTAATCGTGTAATTAACTAATATATTATTAGAGTTAAAATTTGGTATTTTTAATCTGTTTGGAAATCCTTGAGCGTTATAAGGTGATGCAAAATCAATATCATAAACGTTCTCAAACACAATACCCGCCCCAACAACTTGTGACCCTCGAGATAAGGTTCCAAGATATCTTTCATCTTCTTTATCTCCAAACGCCGG